CGTTCGCCGTCGAGTCCATCGCCCCCCCCTGGCTGCTAATGTCCTGACAGGGAAAGCCCCCTGAAACCACGTCAACAATGTCGCGCCAAGGTCTTCCGTCAAAAGTTGTAACGTCTGACCAAATTGGGAAAGGTTTAAGCACTCCATCATTTTGTCTTTGTGCCAAAACTGCTGCGGCGTAGGCATCACGTTCAACTGCACAGACGGTATTCCATCCAAGCAATTTGCCTCCGAGTATGCCGCCACCAACGCCTGCGAAAAGAGCCAACTCATTCACACTACCTCCAAAATCTATGGCTACGCCAAGCGGGAAAAAATTTCTAACAAACCGCTCGAAGCCGACCGCTTCGCGGCGGTTCAGCTCAAGCCGTTAGCCTGCCACAAAATCCCGCCGCTCTTCCCAATCGACCAGTTTCGGCGGCTTGCAAACCAACCGCTCCGCTATCTGGTAATACCAAATTTTGCCCACCCGCCAGCATTTTATAACACGGTCATTGCGCCTCAGTTCGGCCACTGCGGAATTCACCGCCGCGATGTTGGCGTATTTGATGATTTCCAGCGTGCTGTATTGGTGCCCGGTAGACAGCAGAGCATCGAGGCGCTGTAACCGTGGGCTGTCTGATAGTTTCGCAGCGTTCATTTGTCCCCCTGGAGTAAGTATTCTGTTTTTCCGAGCATGGCATCCTGCGATATAAACCGGCGTTCAAAAGCTTTTTTGCCCATGGTGTGGATGCCGAATACCCCGACATGGTGCAGCCAACACAGCGGCACGGTTTTCATGTGGTTCCGGGGCTCGCCGAATCTCCGTACATGGTGGACCTGTACCGGGGTAGCCCCACAGATGGCACACGGCATGGAGGCTATTACACTCATCCGGGTCTTTTCGGATGCGGTCATGGTGCCCACCTCCATGTTTTGTTTATGTTTTCCTCTTTCATCCGATCCACAAGGCATTTTTTATGGAGTATGCGGATATGACCTTCAATTTTCTCTTCGGCAAAGTGGTTCCCCTGCAATTTACGGCCGCACTCCCAACAAAAACGAATTTTTGGTTTTTCGCTCATGTCCCCCCCGCAATCAAGACCTTCACTCTTCCATCCCAGGTTGCGGCAAAAACAATCCCAGATTACCAACGCAATACTTGTCCACCGCGTCCAGATACTCGGCAAATTGTTTGGTGTTCAGGTCGGCCGTGCTTAACCGGCACCGCTGCACCTCCCCTCCGATCTCGACCGTTTTCGTCGGCAAGAACTTTCCCTTTAGCCACTCATGCAACTCTGTAGCGCTGTAAATCTGGCCGGTGGAGTCGGCAACGTGCATCCGGATTCTGTCGATCCAAACCCAGTATAGGGAGTTGGCCGATCCGCTCCGTTTGGCCCGGTATTGCCGGATTACTACTTCCATCCCCTCCGGAGCGCGGTGGATGGCGTCAGCGGCCCGCTGGCGGATGGATTGGTTGTTCAGCACAAATTTCACCGCGTCCTCCCCTGCCATTTCCAGACATGTTTCTTCGCGTAGCCGAAACGGCCGCTTTTCACCTTCTCCTGCGCCTCGCGGTCGGTGGTGCGGTAGGTCTGCAAGTCCCGTCTGTCAACGATGCATTTCATGCCCGATCCTCCTATGCTGCGCCGCCGAGGGATTCCCGCTTCACCTTTGCGGCCTGGTTGATTGCTGTCCTGCCAGCGTCCGGCATATTGGTTATCCACGCGGCGCGGTTGGCTATGATTTTGTCAACGTCTACCGGATACATTGCGCCGTCGATTTCGGCCATGACGGTTTTATAGTGAGCCCTTCCATCTGCGGTGGTGTCGGCCGGCTTCGATTTGACCTCGTGCGTTTCCGCGTCCGGGTCTTTTTGCTCTGTCGTAGGTATGCAAAAAACCTGGAGCATTGCGTATTTGTGAGCAATTGACATGGCTTTGTTGCTGCTTTTGTCGCCACTGTCCATCCCTTCGCCTTCAACCGTGCATGACACGCTCGACCCATCCTCAGCCCAAAACGTGTACCGGATACGGAGGATGGTGAACGCCAGCACGGTTCCCTTCGCGTTCGTCCGCTCTTCCCGCGCTTTGTCGATAACCTCCGGGGTCATAAACACGCCGTGCTTCGCCAACACGCTGTGCATTGCGTTGTAAATGTCGTCTATCCCGCGATACTGAAAGCCCTGCTGTTGGTTCTTCTGGTCTTTGCCGATGGCGTCCGTTTCCTTCATGATCGCCGCCATTGCCGCGTAAATTTTCCCCGACATGGTTTCCCCCATCATTTAATCCTCAGTGATGTGCCCCTAACCAACTTCGCCCCCGGTACTTCCTCGCCTTTTTTCAGCGCGTCTGCGATGGCCTTTTTATCAATGCGGAAACTCTCCGGGATGATCACGTTGTATCTCGGCGGTATCAGCCATTCGGTTTCAATCTCGACCGATGGCGGGTTGTTCTGGATGGTTACCTTGTGAGTACCGGCGATTACCTCTGTCCGTTCTGCTTGTTCAAGGCATTGCTTCATGTAGGCCTTAAGTTTCGCAACCCGCGCTTCCGCAGTCCTGCGCCGTGCCGAAATGCGCTCTTCTTCTGCTTTTGCGGCGGCTGTGAAAGCTCCAAGGGTTGCGCAAAACTTGACGATGTTTTCCACCTTGGCTTCAAGCGCCAGTTCCAGTTTTTCAAGACGGGATTCCGTTTCTTCGGTCCACTCTTCCTCCCCGAGAATCTGTGCTATCCCGTGGGATATCACGTATAGATGCATTTCCATCGTCGTCCTCCGTTATCCTCCCGAAAATCTCCCGGAACCGCCGATCATCCTCCAGCCCATCGGACCAAGAATCGTCCTCCGCCTCCTGCTCCCGCCAGTTGCCGACCGGCCAGCTAGGCATGGTCTGCCTTGTCGCAAGTGGTCCGGTCTTGGCACCCTGCGGGCTTGGCGTAGCCTACGGAACAGTCGGTGCAACCGCAGGCGGGTGGCTTGCTCAATTCCTTTTCGATTTCCTGGAAACACGATTCAAACGATACCGATCCGTGCGCAAAAACCCCGTTGACCAGGACCGTGTAGCTCTCCAAAAGCCCCCCCCGGTAGGGGTATACGCTTTTGTTCACGTACCAGTCCTCTGATTGGTCCATCTGTTGGGCCTTCTCTACCGCCTCTTCGTGTGTCATGGGTTCCTCCTGTTAAGTTTCGGTTTTAATGCCCTTCCCTCGGCTGGTTCGCTTCGCGGTAGCGCCGGTCTTGCTCTTTTATCCTCTCCCCGTTTGTTTCGCGCCAGAGCCTGCCGTTCTCTGCTGTACAATCCTTACACCACCCCCTCAACCCGTCCCCACTCCCCTTGCTTTTGTGAAACTCCCCAGACCCCTTGACCACCAAGCACTTAGAACACCGCTTGCCATCTTCTGTCACGCCCATGATCACACCTCTTTCGCGTCCACCAGGTCGCTGACCAGATTCCCAATAACCTTTTGCAGCAACTCACGGCCATCTTTCAGCGCCCGAATCACGGAATCTTTCATGGCGGCTTCTGCTTCAAGTTTTTGGATTCTGGCCCGGAGCACCATGATTTCAGTGGGGGCCGGCTGTTCCTCGGGCTGGTTACAGGTGCAGTGCCGGGCCGAGACAAACACGGCGCCGGGATGTGGTTGGGTCATGGCCCGGAACCGACGATCTTGCCGGTCCCATTCCTCTGATGCCATCCGCTCGGCTTCGTCCGCAGTGGTCAGGGGTTTAAAGGCCGGGGGTTCGAACCAACCTTGCTCATCCAGCATCTGCCGAAACAATACTTTTGCCTTAGGCCACCTGTCGTTTTGGATCATCACGTTCCCCTATCCGTTGGTTTTCCTCCGGGAAATGCTCCCGTAAGCATTCAGCACAAATTCCGTCCGTCGTCCCATCCATGGGTTCCACGCAGTCGTTACCCTGGCAGACTCCGCACCATGCGCACCGGTGGATCATTGCCGCCCCACCAGGATTTCCGCCCGGTGGGCTTTGACCTTCTCAGAGGCTTGGTCCGTGTCGAACATCCTCACGCAGGTGTAAGAACAGACCGCGTAAATCGCCGCGATAATCAAAAACGCCGCTACCGTTTCCCCAATTTCTTTCATGCCAGCCTCCCGTTAAATGGTCCCTTGTCTTGTCTTGCCTGGCCATGCCGCGCCCAGCCAAGCCCCGCCGCGCAGATCAAACCGCACTTTTCTTAGACCTCTCCAAAAATTCGTCGATATCGGACTGCATAAACACCCGTTTTTTCCCGCTGATCCTCCGATAGCTGATTTTCCCCTGGTAGCACCAATTGTTGAGCGTTCCCCGAGTGACCCCAACCAATTTCAGAAATTCCTCTTCGGTGTACATTCTCTCCATGATTCACCCCTTTAAAATCATCGTGCATATTGTGTATGTCAATATGTATCATCCTGGCTGATATTGTCAACAGGAAAAAACACTCCCACCAATATTTTTATTTGTTCCGTGATTTATCGTGATTTAAAATGAGCCAAACGGTCAAAAAAATGACTTGACGTGATTTTATGGGCATGGTTTAATCACCTGGTAAATAAAAAAACAACGGGGGACGCGAAAAATGAACGAAGAAAAAGAAACCAAAAAAGAAACCGCCGAGGAAATAAATTTTCGGGTTGAGTTGGGGGCGCGGCTGAAAAAGGCAAGGACATCGCAGGGGATTAAGCAGCCTGAGTTAGCGGAGGTCGCAGGGGTAACGCAGTCAGCTTATTTTGCCTGGGAAGACGGGAAAACCAGGGTAAACGCGCAGAAATTAGCTGCCATCGCCAAGAGGATGAATGTTTCGATGGACTGGCTATGCTTCGGTGAAACGGAGGGGCCAAGCCCCCTAGCGTTGAGCCTGGCAGAAAAGTTTGACAAATGCGGTGACGCCGAACAAAAGGCCATCATCCGGGTTGCATTGGCAGCGGAGGCAACCAGCAGTCCTGTAAAAAAATCAACAGATTGACGTAACAATTTTTACCGTTTAATATGCCCCCATGTTTTAAATAACGGTCCTAATTAAAAGGGGGAGACATGTTAACTCGGGAAAGATTACTGTTATCCATGTTCAAGGGCTTGCCTGTCGGAGATGCGCGGGCACTTTACCGGATCGCAAAGGCGCTATATCGCAATGCCAAAGGGGATTTTCCGCCGTTACGACTGCCCCCAATGTGTCAAACCGGGGGTTTACCGCCGCAAGCCGGGTCTCTGCCCGAAATGCGGGACGCAGTTGAAAAAAGGGCCGCTCTGTATCCAATACCTGCAAAGGGGCAGCCGGAAGACCGAAACGGTTAAAAGCAACTCGATAAAGTACGCCGAAGCCCTCTTGCATAAACGGTTGCGGGAGGGCTTCGTCGTGCCGAAAAAACTGAAATGGGGAGTCCTGGCGGGGGAATGGCTCGACCTGGTAGCGGTCAACCATGCGGACGGAGGGGAGCGGGCAAGGTATGCGGTCGCCCGCCTGAAAGAATATTTCGGGGAGTTACCTATAGGGGAGATGCAGCGGGCCGATCTGTTGGGATACGTCAACCAGCGGGGGAAAGAGGTCAAGTCCGCCACCCTGGCAAAAGAGGTGCGGACCTTCCGGGCGATATGGACCCATGCCAGACAGAGCGGATACATCGAGACCCAACCGTGGGAGGGCATCGCCGTCAACGAGGGTCTGCCACCGATCAAGCAACCGATCACTCAGGCGGAAAAAACGCGGCTGTTTGAGGCGCTGCCGGAATGCTCCCGGCCAATCTACCTGTTTATGATTTTAACCGGCTGTAGGGGCAAGGAGGCGCGGTTCCTGCGGAAAGCGGACGTGGACATGGGGCAGGGGATTGTTTGGGTAAAAGGGAAAACAGCAAAGGGAGAGGAACGGCAACCGCTGATCCTGTGCGCCGAGGCGCTGGAAGTCGTCAAAGCGGCATCGAGGGGTAAGAGTCCGTGGCTTTTCCCGAACGTGAAAACCGGGGAGCCGTATACAAATATCAAGTCAACATTTTCCCGAGCGGTAGAGCGGTCGGGGCTGAAGGGCAAGGTGCGCGGGCCGCACGATCTGCGCCACCTGTTCGTTTCCCAACTCATTCAGGCCGGGGTGGATCATGTCACCGCCGCCGCCCTGTCCCGCCACAAAGACCTGCGGATGCTGCAAAGGTATACCCACCTATCCCCGGATCATCTGCGGGAAACTCTGGAAAAGTCGAAAAAAAACAGCAAAGGGAATGCAAAGGGCAAAAAGTAGGGGTTACGGGAAGCCCGTAACCCCTTGATTTTGTGGTGGGCGTTCACAGGATCGAACTGTGGACCCCTGCCGTGTGAAGGCAGGTTGCATACTGGCTCTAAGTACCCGTTTTCGTTACAAACCGTTGTTTTTGCTATTCTTTTTCTTTATGCGAAAATCACTATAAATCACGCAAAATAACTGGTTTTCACGCAGGTTGAGCAAAGGGAATGCAAAGGGGACCGCTACGCCAGCGCCTCCAAATAGCCCTTGGGGTCCATAGTCCAAAAAGTCCGAACCATCTGGATATGGCCATTGAACGAATATTGATCATAATCCAGGAAATGCCCGTACTCGACCGTAGGCTGAACAATAATATCCGCCGTGCTGGCCTGAGTGCCCCAGGCCGACCAGGCGGACCAGGCGGACCCGGCCCAATATCGGGAACGTACGCCAGCGCCGTAGGCCGTGGATACATAAGCTTGGATTTGCATCGGGACCCCAGCGGTCGGGGTGTAGGACGGGGCCACCGTATGGGGGTTCCCCGTCCTGACCATGGTCGGCGCGGCGCCGGTCGCCCCTAGACTTAGGGAAAAATAGGTAGAAGCGCTGATCGTGGAAGAAATTATCGTCGTCCAAGTAGCATTGGCAGCAGGCGACGAGGGAATAACCTGCAACAAAAACCCGATATTGTTTGGCCTCAGCACCCCAGCCGATGGCCCGGACAGTTTTTGCCGGGGACGGGTTACGGCGGTCCCTGAAGTCGGAATCGGGGCGGTGGCATAGGCCCCCGCCTCGACTTGAACGTGGGTTGGAGACCCGGCAACCGTTACAGTAAGAGTCCCGGCCGTGGCGGTAACGGTCAGAGGGCTACCATCGGTCGCCGTGCCGGTAGCTGTGCCGGATAGTGTCACGCTGCCAGTTCCCACCACGGACACGGCGTAACTTTGCGCGGTGGTGGTGATGTTCTGGGTTACCGGGGCGGTGGAGTTTAAAAACGAGTTGATCCGCTGCCCGTGGCGCAAAAACCGCTTAAAACTGGTCGGGTCGGTGTCAGTGAACAGGTCTTGCCGCCGACCCTGGACGGTGGCCTTCGTACTCGGGTAGGTGGTGTCCTGGTCAAAACCGCCATAGGCCGTCAGCAGCGCGGCCCCCCATGCCGCAGCCAGCACTTCGGCCCCGGCTGTGGTCAGGTGGATTCCATCCCCTTGATCGTAATCGTCCGCCAGGTCGTCAAGCGCGCCGGTCGAAACCCGCAGTTGTCCCAGCGTGTCATGGCTCAGGATCAACACCGCGTCATTTGCCGTGCACCAGGTGGCTAGGTTGGCATTCCAGGTGCGCACCGTCCCCGCTTGAGTGTCGTTAAATCCCGATCTGGGGATAATCTCATCGATAAACAGGGTTTGGCCGGCACCAAGCAGGGCGGCGATGGTGTCAAGGTTGGCCTCAACCGCCGCCCATGTCCGAGCGGTTGAAATATCGTTGCTGCCGCAGTGGATCAAAATCGCCTTGGCCCCGGCTGCCACAGCAGACACGGCCCCGGTCGCGGCCACCCAGGCAAAAGTTTCTCCGCCGTTGGCGTGGTTTTCGTATGACGTGAGCCCGGAGATAAACGCCATGATCTGCGCTTCAGGGTCGCCGGAAGGTCCGCCATCGTAGTACGGCGTAAACGGGGCAGCGGTGTTGTAGCTGACGATGCTATCCCCGGTCACGGCCAGAAACGGGTTGTAGGCCGACAAGGCGGAGTCTGTCAGTGACCACCGCAAACCGGACGCCGCCGGGGTATCCACCGCCACGGTGCGGAAATCCCCGTCCTTGTCCAGGACCCCGGTAATGCCGCCAGTAAAGGTCAGCCCGGAGAAATTGATCCCGTTGAAAAATGGTCGTTCCGCAAGTGGACGGGGTTGTCCACTCCCTAAGCTAAGCTTCAGGCCCAAATTCATCCGAAAATCCTTTTCAAAAAGCCGGGGTCCTCGAAACTCCCCGCGTCCTCCGGGTTGTCAGAGGCACGGCCCACGGCCAGCACAATTGCGGCGGACGTAAACAGCGCCGGTTTTTGTGTACCGTCCGGGAAAACAATGAAGGCCGGGACATAATCGCGGTTTTCCCCGAAGCGCCGTTGAGTGTTTTCGATTTTATCCGCGATGTACAGCTTGCTTTTGATTTCCATCGGCTATTTCTCCGTTCCTGATACTCCGGCATCTTTTGAAAAGTAACCCAGCGCCGCGATACCCGCCGCAACAGCAATGGTTTTCGGCTCGATTTCCCCGGCCTGGATAGAGGCAAAAGCGCCGTAAACCGCCGCCGTCAGAATCCCCGCTACTGTAGTCCGCCAGTTTTTCATTTCCATTCCTCTTCGAAAATGATGTTGAAATTCTTCCAGTTGCGCCATTCATCCACCAGCATGTCCGGGGTTGCCCCGGTATAGGGCGGGTGGCGGACCCCGGCCAACCACTGATATTTCGCGGTAACCTCAGAACAGACCAGGTACCTGCCGTCTAGCGAAATGTTTCTCGCCAGGGGCGGGTAGATATGCAGGGGAATGCGCCAGGCCGGATAGACCTGCCCGCGATGCAGATACACCACTTTTAAAAGCGCGGTGTGTTTCGCGGCCTGGGAGGCGTCGGGCCGAGCGATGATTATCTGCCGCCCCTTGTAGTCATCCAGGTGGTAGAACTCCAGCCGCCGCAGCGCCTCAAAGGTGCGTCCGGTGGCATCACAGATAATCCCGGCATGGTTGTAGCGGCTCTTGCCGTCCGTCGCATTCCACCCTGAGACCGCGTTGATGGATCTGGCCAACCAACTGCCGGAGTTGACCGCGAATACATCCCCCTGTTTCAACTCGATCATTTGACCCTCCGGCATTGTTCGCACGCCGCGCTGTACTCATCGCCGCAGGTCTTGCACGCGACGTACGAATCCTCCATCCCTGGGCAAATGGTTCTGGCACATTGCCGTGCGTTACCCGCCGCAGGGCAAACCCCGGTCTTGCTGTGCTTGCAACGCCCGTCCATTTGGTCTCCTGTCGTTGTATAAGACAAAACAGATTGTTTTGATCCACAAATTGATTAGTCTAAGCTTAAAAAAAACAGCATCCGGCCACAGATAATGCAAATGGAAAAGCTCGGTGGTGCTACTCGGGGCCGGGACATTCCCATGGATGCCGATTTTATCAATATTGCACATTCCCCCCGTAAACCAGACCCAACAGCATTTAGAGCAATCTGATTCGTACAGGTGAGGGTGTTCCACCGGTAGCTGCAAGGCCACGCATAGGGGGTTTCTTTTCAACTCTTTGACCCCCGCATAATGCTTTTTTAACGCCTTCAACGCCTCCAGATTCAACAGCAACAACTCTTTGCTTTTGCTTTTACAAACCCCGTGACCGTGTATCCCTTGGCCGCCCATCCCTGGAGGAGCTATTTTCATCTATGCCCCCAGTTTGCTGCCGTCCGTACCGGCATGGAATATATACTCCGGTATTTTGATGTTGTGGCCGCGCAGGCACAACGCCCTGCGGAAGCCAACTGTACAATACCCTTGCGCAACGGCCCGTTTCACGATCCGGTAGGTTCGGTTCGACCCCCAGCCGGTCAGCGCCATGATTTCGTCTACCGTGATCCCCTGATTCTGTCGCGGGGCCTGTTGGTATAATTTTTGGTAGAGTTCTTGGAGGTCGATATTCAAAACTTGTGCGGGCTCACCTGACCCTTGAACGTCAGCAGATGGCTCTGCCATTGGTACCTCCCGTTTTCGTGAACGTCGAAATGGGTCAAGCCAAAATGCACCAAGCCATTACATTGCCGAGCCCCGTATTTGCTGCCCGGTCCCTGTAGTGCTGGCAGGGTCATCCCCAGCCAGCCGGGACCGCCGCAATAGTTGTGATAATGGACATGGCCGCGCAGGATGATATCCGCTTTCGGGGATTCGTCGTGTTCGGCCCACAGCACATTCCAAAGATGCTCACGGGCCACCGCCGTATGCCTACCATGAGGTACGCTGGACCCGCCGACTTTGTGTTTGAGGTCAAACATCACGCCGTCTACATCGATCCATGCGTGGTCCTCGATCCGGAATCCCAGCTCCTTGGCCACGGCGCTTTCCGTGTCGGTGCCGTCTGCCGTTGCGGTATGATACGGGGTGCCGTGGACCATCGCGCCGTGTTTCGGATTGACGGTTTTGAGGCAGTTGACGGCGGCTGTTACCTGGTCGTTGAGGTCCGGCAGAAAGATTTCCGTGCCGCCTGATTTGCCCCCCTTGCCGTCGATGCAATCCCCGCCGACCAGCAGCACGTCAATGGGTTGTAACTTTTCGACCGTGGCAGAAAAAAAGTCCCATAGTTGGGACTGGACGTGCTTAAATTGGGGATGCCATTGATAAGCGGGATGGGTCAGCCCTACGACATGCCCGCAATGGAGGTCCGAGACAACCAAGACCCGCTTCATTCGCCACGCCTCATCATCGATTCAAGCCGCGTTGCACGACTGCCAACCTGCCGCGCCCACTTGCTGGCGTGCATCTCGTCCGCAGCCGCGTCGAATTTCCCATTCTGGATTGCCAAAAGCATTTTGGCGAATTGCCGGAAGCGGTTGAAGCCAAGGTTAAAATTCATGTTGATCAAAACACGCTGCCGCACTCCATCGAGGGTGCCGAACCACGGGAAAAAAGCCAACTCCTTGACGCACCGGGCAATGTCTCCCCGGAGAAGGGCCACCGCTTCCGCTTCAGTAATCCCGGTATCCTCGATGTTGCGCCCTACCCCGATGGTTAATTTACCTGCGGTGCAGCGGTACGGTTTCAGCTTCAATCCCTCATCGCGAATCAGTTCTTTTTCCAGTTGCGGCAGGTCCATATCATTTTCCCCCCCGTCTGTGGTTTAAATCATGTTGTGCCTCCAGCCGGGAAAGCCGCGATTCAGCCCCCCGCATCCAATCAAAAACCTCTCTGGCGGTGGATGTAACGCCGTCCTTCATCTCGGTGAGGGTTTGCGATAATTGGCCTACCGCTCCCTGCCAAGCCTCCCTTTCCTGTTTTTGTGACCGGCTCAATAGGTGCCCGATCAAACCAACAAGCACCATCATAAACGTCCCGACCAGGGATAAAAGCCAGAGGACAAAGCCGGGGTTCCGTGACACAAAATCCTGCATATGCCTCCTAGAGTGCGGTTCCAACAGCTGCCGCGTATGGTGTAACATCACCTAAATGCCACAGATTCTCAGACCGGACGACACGGGCACCCCGCAGATTTTCGCCGGGCTCAGGCCGCTAGCCATATGCCCCCACGAATTCAACTCCGGGCCGGGTGCGGTGCCCCCACTCCCAACCGCCACCGAAAACCAAGCGTATTCGTCAGCAACGCCGTCATAACTAAAAATTCCCGCCCGTCCTGGCCCTGAAAGCACGGTGTCCGTAAGCTCTGCCGTCCAGCCGCCTGGTTCCGTGTTCCCATACAGCCAGGCTCTGACTTTGACCGCGCTTGAGGCAACCCGGAATCTGGTCCATACCCATTGGTTGTAAGCAAATGCAAACGCATGGGTGTTGATGGTGACCCCGGAAGCAGCGTTGTACCGCATCACCCGGAACACCTGCGCCCCAAGGTCCCAATTGACCAGGTAGCCGGTTTCGCTGACTGAATCACCACTGCCCCTGAGACACAACCCCATGCCGTAATCAATGCCGGAATCGTCGTAATTCAGCCGGTGCAGCGCCAGGATTTCCCCGTCCGTAAACTCGCCGGGCGGGTCATAGGAAAGGAAATTTAGATTTTCCCCTGTGCTGTTCGACTGTTTGAGAATTTTCCCGCCGATTGGTCCGCCTGCTTCGGCTGTGTAGTCGATGAGCGCATGCCACCGCTTGGTGACATCCGCGGGCTGCACGCCGGTGGTATACTCGCTAAAATCGGTCGTATATTCGGTGGCCGAGTCGCCGATGTACTCCCTGACGGAGATGTTGTCGAACGTGACGCCGTCATAGATGCTTCGGGTCCGGAAGCGCCCGGGAACAGTGCCGTCATGCACAAACTCAAATGCGTGGAACCCGGAGGATTGCAGATGGTAATAACCGTTTACGGTACACAGAGCCAAACCGACCCAATCCCCGCCGGGGTGGTTGGCTATTTCCATTTCACAGCGATAAGTAGCCCCGTAATCCAGGACGTTTCCATGATAGAGACTGCTGGCCCCGTCCGCCGTCTGGGTCCCCACCCCCCCGGTGATAAACGCCGAGCCTATTTTAGTCCAATATCCGCTATCACTATCAAAGCGGCGGTCAGCATCGGGCAGCAATTCAGGGCCGATCCGGAAGTGGCGCGGGTAGGTTACCCCGGCATCGTCGCCTGTGATTTCCCTGAGCGAAATATCGTCAAACGTAACGCCAGGGGTTTTGCACCAAATCCCCAGACGACCGGATACCGAACCGTCATGGACAAACTCCACGTCATATGTCCCGGCTGCCGGGAGATAATAGCCCCCCGATACCGGGCCGGGGGCAAGCCCCACTTCCGACCCACCGCTGTAATTGCCGATGGTGAATCGGACCCGATATTTTGCGCCGTAGGTTAGAACGGCGTCCCGGTATACCCCAGCCTGAACGCCGTCCGTAAAGCAATTCAGCGTCCCCCCAGCAATAGTGGTGCCAGTGCCGTATTTTACCCACCACCCGGTGTCACTGGAAAACTCGCGGTCGGCTGCGGTTGTTATAAGCTCTGGGCCGAGTAAAGACATAAGCCTCCGTTAAATCTCCACCAGCACCAGGGACGGGCAAAAATAAAGGATATCCCCGCTGAATGCGTAGCCGACTACCTGGACCTGATCCCCTGCGGTGGTGAACAGGGCCGCTGGGTCGCCCTGCACCAGCCCGCCTGCGGTGAGCCCGCCGTAGACCAAAGCGCCGGGGGTCCAATCCCACGCATCATCCCGGATATAGCCGTGCAGCAATACCTGCTTGGTCCCGGTGCCGGATTCGAGGGCCAGAGCCAGAATCGGCATGGTCGCCGCGGCGTCCGCGTTGGACCTGGTATACCCTCCAGAGCCATCGGCCGTCAGGCCCAACCCGAAGGCCGCTGAAGCATCCGAAACCGTCACCGATACGATTACACCGCTGGCGGTCTGGTCGGTTCCGAGCACGTTGGTGATTACCACCGCCGCGTCCGCCCGTGCCCCCTGCGCCGCTGTGGCTGAGCCAGTCTGCGCGGCTGTGACGCCGTGGGGGTTCGCGGTGTTGGCCGCATGGGCCGTTGTCGCCGACAAAAGGACCTGCTTCGATATCGTCTTGCCTACCCCCCCCTGCTCCAACGGTATTCTGTCTGCATCGTTCGCGGATGATGCCGCCCCTCCGGGGGCTGTCTCCCACCATGCGGCCATTGCCTGCTCCTGCTAGTTGATTTCCACGACCCCGTTAACCAAAACCAGACGTTTCCGGTCGGCCCAAGTCATGTCCAATCGCTGTGCTCCTGCTACCGGGATGACGTGCAGTACAAACCCGCCCGCTACCGGCCGAACCCACATTTCAGCAACATCGAGAAGGTCAATAATTTCCTCCCCGTTCCATCGCAGCCGTTCCAATCCGGCGTTTTTCGGCACCCGCCCGATTTCAACGCCGCCCGCCATCACCAGCCGAACGATACGATCCTGGTCAACTATCGCCTGCATCGCCGCCCCCGATCTGTTTGATTTCCCACCCCCGGATAGTGTCTGACAACTCGCCCACGGACCGGGCGGCACGCTCCATAGACAGCAGCGCCCCGCCAATGGCCCGCAACTGGGCCCCTTGCGTCTCAGCGGCTGCGGTCACCTTGTTGATATCCGCCTGCGCCCCGAGTAAACGCCCTTCGATCTGGGGGAGATATTGGGCCATGAAATCCAAAACGTTGATTTCTTGCGTCTCGATCCTCTTTTCAGGGTCGCCCGGTTTTTCCGGCCCCTTTTCAACGGTGATGGTGCGGTTCAGGGCCAAAGCCAGCTCTTCGCGGATGATCCGCCTTAAGGTGGGCTCTCTCATGTCAACACCGGCTTTTGCAGTGTGCCAACCGCCGCAGCCGGGCGGCTGGTGCCTGCGTGGGCGATGTTGTGGGTATGGGCGTTATCATACGAAGTTGTAAACGAATATGTATGATTATGGACATTCGCCCCGTTTTGCGTAAGGGCTGAAGCGTAGGCGCTTGTCTGGCTAACGGTTGAGGTCGTCCCTGACCCTGTGTGAGCATGGGCACCGGCCGTGCTGTTGCTAAGCCCGGTGATCGTCCAAGACCCGGCCCCGGTCCCACCGGCAACATTGTAAGCCTGCGTGCCGCCCTTGATCGCCAGCACCCTGTCAGATACCGTGGTATCAATCTGCATCCCCGGCGCGGCGTCGTTGCGGTACAACCACACCTTGTAATCCGCATCGCCGACCAGCACCGCCAGCCAAGCGGCGTTTGCAACATCGCGCATTCGTAGGCCGTTGACCCCGCCGGGGTGTGCCCACGGCATCCCGGCAATGGGGTTAGCCGGTGATCCGGACCCGGAAAACAGCGTCCGCAAGGTTTCAAAATTATTTTCGATGGCCTGCATGTCGGATTGGACCGCGTTGTTCGCGTCAAAACAGTTGATCGTGTAGATTTGTGACATTAATTCACCCTTTTGTGTTTATTTATAGAGAAGCCCAATGCTTCAAGGTGACAATATTTGAAATTTGTTGTTGGCTTGCGCTAAACATCACAGATAATTCGCGCTGATTAAACCGTTTGGCCGCATAAAGAGTCCTTATTTCATCAACTATGCTTTCGGTAAACTTTGCGTTATAATGTTTTTCACCAAATGACACCCTGCGCTTATTGTCCCTATCCCGCATATTCTCTGCGTTTGTGCCTAACCATAAATGATCTGGATTGACACATTTTCTGTTATCACAAGTGTGGCAAACGCATAAACCGGCAGGGATGGGTCCTTTGTGTATTAAGTAGGAAAGGCGATGTGCTTTCCAAAGTTTCCCAGCCAAACCAAAAGCTCCATATCCTTTCGACATAACGCCAGCAGACCATTCCCAGCACTCATCTTTATTTTCCGGGATATTAACTTTAGAGAAGAATCGTTTTAAGTTTTTCTTGCCAATCTCCGTGCATTTCATTCTTCCCTCCGCTGGCTACGAGCACCATTTGATTGTGAGGTTTTCGACTAAGGCGAAAACTTGACTTGTAGGGTCGGTAATTTCTACTTCAACCTGGAAATAACGCCCCGTTACGGTCGCCATCAGAATTTCCATTCGCTCGGCGACATTGCCGAGGCTCGCCGTCTCGCCGTAATTAATCCGCATCCGGATTTGAGGACCGGCTGGCAGCTCCACCACCTCCGACCAGCGGTTCCCCAGGCCTATCTGCTCCCAGGTTACGGGGTCCGGGGCGATGCTGTCCCAGTCTGTGCCCTGCCCGATTACCGCAACGTCCGCCAGGATGTAAATCAACACCTCGGCAGATGCGCCCAGATCAATCAGCGGCCCGGTATAGGTTCCGGTCAGTACCCCGCCTGCGTGGGTGCAACGGAGATATTGGTCAAATCCGTAGGTGTAGGCTTCGGTGTTGTCGTGGAACCCAGTCGAGAAATCATCCGTTTCGGTGTGGGTAACGCTGAAGCCGTTCGGCGGGTCGCTGAGGGTCGCCACTGCGGACCGGGGTACGGAACCATATTGCCCGGAGGTCGCCAGGGTGTTGACCCAAAATGTATGGGCTCCCGGCTTGACCCCTTGCAGGGAGTAATTCGGCGCTTTGGCGGCAGCGAGTAGCAGACTGCCGACCCAGGACGACCCCAGCCGGAACTCATATTGATCAATATCGGCTTCTTTGATTTGGATCGCGTGCAGGTTAATTGCCGACCCTGACACCACCACCTGCAACCCGCTCAGGGAGGTCGGGATAACCGACGAAGCCCCGCCGATGGTATGCTGAATTTTGTAATCGTTGGTGTCGCTCTGTTTCACGCCGTGGACGGACACGGTTTTCAGCCGGAGGTAAATGGTTGTCCCTTCGGCAATCCCGTCAATCGTGAAGCTTCCCCCAGAGTAGTACAGAAATTCGTAGGTGACATTGTCCCAAGACCGCCATACCTCGACGTGCTCAAACCATGGGAAGCTCGCCGGGACTTCAAAATACACATTGAGATTGGTAGCCGAGCGCAGCCGCCAGTTAATCACCCCTTCGGTGACGGCCACGTTGACCACGCTGGGCGGCTCCGTATAGGGGTCAGGCAGGTTGCAGGTATAAACGTCTTCCGGAACCAGATCGAAAACATCATTGTAGAGGTCTTCGGATTCGTACATCAGAGTGATCGACACCCCGGATTCTGTCGGGGATACCTCCACGACCCGCATCAGTTGGTTGTCAAACCGCAGCGCAGTGGAGGAATGCGTCACCAGGTCGCCTGGTTCCAGCGCCCACAGATCGTCCCGGTACATCCCTGACAGTGAGCGGTCGAGCAGCACCCGTTCCAGCAGGTAGGTGCCCATTTTGCCGACCGACTGCTTGTTAAGGAACCCGGACAGGGATATTTCCTCGACAATCCCGCCCCCGCCCGACGAAGGAACGGGCAAATAATCGGTGGTGTAATTTTTGGCTGCGTCTGTAAACGCGCAGGTGTACGAATCTGGTTTTGTCCAGCGGGACGGCTGGCCAATCGTCAGGCTGGCTCGGTTGGACCCGTCCTGATAAATATGCTCGTCGGTGATGGTAAAAACGGAAGATTCGTACTCGGTATCAAAATACCTGAGTTTGAACTGGCCTTCACTCCAGATAATCACGCCCCGGAAATGGTTCAAAATATCGTCAACCACTTCCTGCGAATTCCAATCCGATACCAGTTTGTTATATTCCCACCCCTTGGCATCGCAGTAGTTGGCCGCATCAATTACCGATTGCGTGTCAATGACCCCTGCGGGCCATTTTCGGCCATAACGCTGGTTGGTCAGGTAGTCGTAGAGGATCAGGGCGGCGTTGGCACTCCAGGTGGTCGTTCCGGTGCGCGGATCGTAGAGTTTGCGCCCTTTGATAACGGCGCTGCGGGTCGGCTGGTTCTGGAATTTGTCCAGGTTGTGGGTCAGACGGAACACCATGTAACAGGTATTCCGCATGGCATCGGTCCATTTCGGGAACTCTGCCGCCAAAGAACTGTTAGCGGTCTGCGTGCCGCTGCCATTGTGGAACCAGTAAGCGACATGCCCGCCGTAGGTGTTGTAAAGTTTGTCATCGAGAAAAACTTGATCGACACCCCCGACCTGATAAAGGCTGTCACATTCACCCTCGCCGAGCGTCTGGACAATCCACAAATATTTATTGGACCCACCGGTAGCCTCGATAAAAACTTCGTTACCGAAGACCCGGCACCGGCCATATGGGATACCAAGAGGTGCGGTGGTGGTTCTGGGGTTAACTTTGGTCCCTGGGTCGTCCGGTTTTTCCGGGTCCTGTGCGGTTAATTTGGCGATAGCATACGATGCGGCGATTGCGGCGGCGGCTTTAACTAGGGCAATAATTAACGGAGGTGCGCCTGGCATGTCCACCCTTTCAGCCGGTCCAGCCTGCTCCCGGAATAGACCTTAAACCCACACTCGACCGATGCAGTAACCACCGAACCGTTCCCGCCGTTGATCGCCAAGAACGGCGGGCTGCCCTTGTACTGCAACAACAGAACATCCCCGGCGATGGTTAGGTTCGCGTTGACTTCCGGCAACAAGGAATCGAATAATCGAACCGCCGTTTCTTTGGCCTCTGCCGGCTGGGTCTTGAAATAGTCCGGGTAACTTGCCAGCGTTTGCCCCTCGAACGATTCCGGCACGTCAACGCCGATGATCTCCAGATATTCCAGAATCGACCGGAAACAATCCACCCGCCCCAACTCATAGGGCCGGTTGACCATATCGCCGATGATCCGGCAAAAACTCTTTACGGTCGTTTCCCCCACCAAATGTCCTTTCCTTCGATGCTCGGCAACCAGCGAAACCCGCCGAAATTGAGTTGATTGCCCTTGGCGGCACAGTCGATATATGTCCGCCCGCAAGAGGTGTCCGCCCCGGTGTATTTGCAATCAGCATCCTTGAAGGCCACCCAACGGCAGGAAGACGGATGGCGAGAAGCTTTTTTCTTCGGCCAGCGGGCATAAGCGTTGACAACGCCGAAATCAAGTTCCCCATCGTTTAATGTCCAGTCGTCAATCTCGCCGTAAAACAGCGCCGTGGATTCGCCGCCGACCGGCTGATTATTTTCATCCAGCAGCACCAGCGACAAAACCACGGAAGCACCCTGCGGATCGCCGCCGACAAACGGCACGGTAAAAAAATCGTCCAGGTTGTCGATCCGGATGGTTGCCTTGTCCACCACCTGTCCGGTGGAGTAGCGGATGTTTTGCACCTCAAAAGAGCGGGGTTGATAGAGTCCACCGGCCAGAGCGATAGGCACCATGCAGTCGGTAAAATGATAAGCAAACGAGCCTCCTGGTGGGATAGCCAGCGGAGTCCCGGTATCCCATTCCAAAACCGTAGCGTCCTCCCAGTACATGTTTTCCTCTGCGCCCACGGCCTCGTCCAGGGCGATAGCCAGCAGCATGTAAGGTTTAAGCTGCCCTGCTTCCAGTTGGGCGACGATTTCCGGGTCAATACTACGCATTCAGCACCCCAGACAGTTTTAGACCGGTGGAAACCAACCGGTTCCAAAATGTTTCATAAGTCAGTTCATCGTCCGCGAACCGGCAGCGGATTTTCAGATTGCCGGTAAAGTTGTAGGTGATCCGCTGGCCTGCCGCAGGGGCAACGCCAAAGGTCAACCGGTCTGCCCCGTCCGCGCCTGCGCCTAGGTCTAGGGCGTAATCGGTGGTTTCCTCTTTTATGGCCCCGTCGATGTACACCGATTGGTCCGTGGAATTCTTGGCCGGGAGATTAAAAACCGTGGTGGTGCCGTCCCCTGTGCCCACGTATTCCCTCGCATAGGTGTTGCCGTAGTGCAGAAAATAGTTGAACGCCTCGAAAGACCCGAGCCGGTCACAGTAGAACTGCCAAATCACCGAGGCCTCCGCTTTGGTCGGGGAGATAAACGCCAACGTCACATCCCGCAACGGATACGGCCATTTGTTTTTGACCCGCGTTTCGCCGCTTTCCATCTGGCTGACGAGATTCCGGGTTTTGATGGTCACTGACTCAGGCAGCAGTGGGATTACATTCGGGAAAGACATTTAACCCCCATTCCTCAGGCTGTTTTTCAGGCCCCGATTGCCCAACCGAAGCCCTTCCTCGATTGGGCCGATGATCGAATTCGGGTTACGGCGGCACATGTCATCGAAAGATTTCGAGTCGGCAGCGTAAATATAAATTTGGTTGGTGTTCCCGCCCCCGGACGAATCACCCGATCCGCCGCTCCCAATTCCTGGCGTCACCGTTTCCGGGCCGCGCTCACCGAACTCGTAATTCGTGCCGGTGCTCAGTCCAACCCCCACGATATGCTCAGAAATGATGCCGCCCGTTGCCATGCCGACCGATCCGCCGCCGCCACCGAACAGCCCGCCGATAGCTCCGGAGATGAAATTCCCCAGGGGCTTAGTGACCGCCTCCCTGACCATCATCCGGGTGATGTCGTCCGCCAGCCCTTTCAGGATGTCGGAAAATTTGCCGCCCTGGATAATTGCGTCTTCCAGCGCCGAGGAAAAAGTAAAGCCGAATTCGTCCGCAACCGCCGTCATGTCCGACAAGCCTTCGGTAGCCTTGTCGGTGACACCTTCAAAGCCCTCTTCGTAGAGGGTCAACCCCTCCGTCAGTTGGCTCATCACATCGCCCTGCGTTGACAGCATCAGGGAGATGCCGCCCATGTTCTCCACCAGCAACGCGATATCTTCCGTTGTCTGATCAATGTCCATCTGCCGCATGGCGCTATCGTAATCACCCAGCCGTTTAATCACATCGTCGTATGCGGTGGAGGCTTCTTTAAGGGCCTGGTTGTTTTTTTTCTGCGCAGCTTCCTGTTGCTCAAGCTCGGCAACCACTCCCCCCACAACGGGGGCTTCCTTTTTCTCTGCCGCTTTCGCCTGCACCGCCAGCAGCCGTTTTAGGTTGTTTTCGGCCATGCGGAGATTTTCCGCGTAAACGGCCATTACGCTATCTTTGGCCGCATACATCTTGCCACCCTCGATCCGTTCCTTGAACGCCTGGACCTCGCGGGAGGCGGTTGCAATCTGCTCAGACAGCGATTCAACGCCGCCAAAGCCGCCTTGTCCCAGACCCTCGCCGGACAACAGGGCGCTGAGGGCCGTGCTGGTAGACTCAAGAGCCGGGAGCAGGGAAAAGGTGAGCTGGTAGGCTGCCCCTTTGATTTGCCCGGCCATGCGGGTGAAACTGTCGTTGACCGCTTCAACGGCTTTCCCGGTCTCGGTGCTGAACACCAGCCCCATTTTTTGGGCTTCGGCTCGCATGTTGGCCAGGCCTTTGCTGCCATTGTTCAAGAAGGGGATCAGCTCCGCACCGGATCGCCCGAAAAGCTTCATCGCCAGAGCGGTTTTTTCCGCTCCGTCTTGCATCCCGGCGAAGCGGTCCGCAACCTCGCCCAGCACATCGTTGGTGTCCCGGAGATTGCCGTCA